CGGCCCTGTAAATATTGTTGCAATCTGAGCACTGAGCGGTGCACATTTATGTATATATCTAAAATAGCTCTCTGTAAATAATAAAAATATAAATACGCAAACTAGCACAAGTGCGGATGGTGCTGGTTTCGTTGTAAATAAATTAAGTAAAGAATCTGCACACGAAACTGTGACGTTTATTGATGGTGATACCCCATGGTCCTATGACATTGTAAATACAAGGGATCCATCTTATGCGTTAAGTGGTTTTTCTGATGCCGAGCTTAGCAATTTTTTGTCTAGGCCTGTTAAAATTCAGGAGTACCAGTGGACACCAGGGGGTTCACGTTTGTTTCAAACTTTTAATCCTTGGACTGATTTCTTCTCTAATGCTGATGTTCTTCAAAAAGTAAATAGATTTAGAAATCTGCGCTGTAATCTTAAAATTAAAGTACTGGTAAACGGTAATTCATTTTATTACGGAAGGGCGCTTCTTTCTTATAACCCTTTCCTATTAGATGATAACGTTACGAAAAACCGTGCTTTTTTTCGAACAAGATTTAGTGCAAGCTTCCCAAAAGCCACATATTTTGCTAGATCCTACAGCATCACAAGGTGGTGAATTAACACTACCATACATTTGGCCTGAGAATTGGCTAGATGTTACTAGTGCGAATTGGGAGGATAATATGGGATTGTGTACAATACATGACTTTGATATTTTACGTCATGCTAACGGGGGTACTGATCCCATTTCTGTGGTTGTTTTTGCTTGGGCAGAAGATTTGTGTTTGTCTGTTCCTACGACAGCCCAGGCGCAAACAGGTGATACTAATCGCCCATTAGATGAATTTGGTTTTCCAGTCCCTTATACGGAACAATCAAAGCAACAGAAAGGTAAGAAGAAGTCTAAATCTTTCAATAATCAATCTAATAACGATGAGTTTCAGAATAACGGTTTGATAAGTAAGCCTGCATCCACTATAGCCAAGGTAGCTAATGCCTTGTCTATGATCCCCGTTTTGACCCCTTATGCGAAAGCAACATCTATGGTAGCTGGCAAAATAGGACAAGTAGCCAAAATATTTGGCTATTCTCGTCCACAAGTTTTGCATGATACTCTAAGTTACACACCAAGATATATGGGAAATTTATGTAACACTGATGCTCCAGAACCCCTCGTGAAATTATCTGTTGATTCTAAGAATGAGTTGACTATTGATTCTCGCGTTATGGGTTTGGGAGGACATGATGAATTAACAATAAGTTCTATTGCACAACGGCCATCATATTGGAGGCAGTTTGATTGGCCTGAGACAGCTGTAACTGACACGTTGTTGACTTCTATGCGGGTTATGCCGTCGTATTATCAAATATTATCGGCTGCCCCAGTTATAGAAATTCACCCTACTGCTATTGCTTTCGCCGCAACGCCCTTCCAGTTTTGGCAGGGTTCCATTAAATTTCGTTTCAATGTAATAGCTTCAGAATACCACAGAGGAAGGTTGCGAGTTGTTTACAACCCGTCAACTCTTCCAGTGGGAGCTATACCATTTAATCAGACCTATTCTTCTATTATTGACATTTCAGAAGATAGGGATTTTGAATACGAAGTAAAATGGGCAGATGTTAGAGCTTGGGCACGTACTGTGGGAATTCAGAGTATGAATGGATTTACGTTATTTGATGATGTGAATCCTGTTACAGGAGGAACAGCATTAGACAATGGAACTTTATCTGTCTATGTTGTGAATGAACTAGCTACACCCTCTTTAACTGCGGCTGACGTTAAAGTTCAAGTGTGGGTAAGTGCTGGGGATGACTTTGCTGTCGCTGCACCAGCTATGAGTGAACTTAATGATCTGTCTGTTTATCAGCAACAAGCAGAAACAGCTCCAGATGCTATGGTAACGACAACAGATACCTCCAATATTCCTACCTCACCAGAAAATGTCTATTCATTTGGGAATGCAGTACAGGAAGATAACCAGTATTTAGTTTATCAAGGTGAGCGTGTAGTATCGTTTCGTGACCTGCTTAGGAGATACCAATATCATTATTCGTATTTTCCTCCAGAGTATGGAACAACTACAGAACGCCGTATGGTTAACTTCAGACTAACTGATTTTCCATTTTATCGTGGTTGGGACCCAAATGGACCTGACTTAGGTGTTGACTCCATTTTAGCTACCTCACCTTTTACGTTTTCTGGTATGACTTTAATTAACTATTTAACTCCCGCATTTGCACTTCGCAGAGGAGCACTCCGGCATAAAGTGTTATATACTTCTTTTACTGACACGTCGAAGTATTCAATGAATGTTTCTCGTTTTGAAGCTGGTAACGCGACAAATAGTGTTTCGGTTAATTCTATGAACAGTACTAATGCAGGTAGTAGGAGAAGTGCTATGACAAATACTCTCCGTAATACTCTTGCAGGTTCACATGTCACGCCTGTTAATAATAATCCTTGTTTGGAATACGAAACTCCATTCTATTCTTTGGGACAGAGGTTTGTACCAGCTAGGGATTTGGACAGGTATGCTGGCTTGGATAATGGACATGAAATTTCTATAGAAGTCGCACCAAACACTGACGAACGGGATATGCGAATAGACAAGTATGTTTCCATAGCCGAAGATTTCCAGTTAGGACTTTTTACTGGATCTCCAATTTGGTATGTCTATACCAACCCCGTTGCTGCTTAAGAGTAGTCAGTATTCTTCTACGTTGGACGTTCTTATTTGTGGATTCAAATAAGAGTATTAATAGTCAGAATAAAACTTAGAAGCAATTTGATCATAGTCAATGTAGAGGATGTAATTCTATTAAATCTACTTATAGCAGTTTATTAAAGTCATAAAAACTTGGGTCACGTGAGGCGAGCGTTAATCGCTATTACAGGCATTTATAATGTCATATACTACCCGGCGACCGGGTGGGGGTGAGAACTTTGTTCTTTCCTAGGCGAGATGTTTTACATCTTACACTGTGCTACTTGTAGCCAAAAGGTTTTATACACTAACCTTTGTAAGATGTTTACATCTTGCATAGGTTGGAATTTTTACTTTTGAT